TGACATTAATGCTATAAGGAACATGGGAATGCTTCCTCAGAACTATGATGTCAATCACTACCTGACTGATACGGATGCTTGGTTCATCAAAACGGATGCTCCAAATGGAATGAAAGGTTTTAATCGCACCGCGATTAGGACTTCCATGGAAGGCGACTTTGATACTGGTAACGTGCGGTACAAGGCCCGCGAACGCTATGCGTTTGGTTGGTCTGACCCTCGGGGTATCTTCGGGTCTCCCGGAGCATAGCAATAAAAAAATAGGGGGTGGGGGCAACCTCCCCCCCTGTTTCTGGGATTAATAGCCCTAGCGACTGACCCAGCAGACGCTTACAAGACGCTAGGGCAAAACCTTTGTAAGAAGGAGAGCCAAATGGCTAATACAACTTTTAATGGTCCGGTTCGTTCAGAAAACGGATTTGAAGTAATCAATATTGCGTCAGGAACGGGTGCTGTCACGAATACTTTTGACATTGCCTCTACGGGAATTGTAACTGACAAATATATAAAGCATGTTGGTTTGGCTACAGGCGTAACGGTTAATACTACTGCCGGTGATTCGGGCGCTATCGGCGAGTTTACGCAGCCTGCTAATACCATCATGACCGATATCAAGATTTTCTGTGTCACTGCTCCGGTTATTGGAACGGGGGATATTGGGTATGAAGTAGGTACCAGTAGCTCTGGAGCGCAGATTGTTGCGGCGATAACAGATGAAATTCTGGATGGTGGAACTACCGTTGTGGTGGGTAACGTAACTACGACTACTTTGGTTGTTCAGACTCAAAATACCACGACTGCTCCAGTTTCTGTGCAATACGCTTCTGCTGAACGAACTATTTATTGCAACATCACCAACACAGTGGATGCCACTACGGCAGGCTCTTTTACGTTCGTCATTGAGTATGTGCAGGTTGCATAACTAGGTTAGGGGGTTCGCCCCCTTTTCCTCCATTAAAAGGAGCTTAAAATGGCCGATGCAGTTGCAACCACTAACATAATAGACGGACCAAGAATTGCTGTTGTTTATTGCACTAATACTAGCGATGGAACTGGGGAATCTGCTGTAGTTAAGGTAGATGTGTCTGATTTATCCGAATTGCAAAACGGAACTGCATGTACTGGAGTGAGGCTCCAAAAAGTTTCTTTTTCTAATGTTGGGATGGGGGTAAAAATACTTTGGGATGCTACTGCTGATGTCATAGCTTTAGAACTCCCTGCTGATTATTCAGACACTCTGGATTTTTCTGAGGTTGGGGGCATTCCCAATTATTCTGGAAGTGGAAAAACAGGAGACGTTTCTTTTACCACAGTGGGACATGGTAGCGGAGAAACTTATTCCGTGGTCCTTACTTGTGTGAAAGAATACTAAGACCATGAACGATGTTGTGCGTAAAAATGAAATAGACATCGTTCAAATACGTGGAGAAATAAAGCTCCTGTCTGAGAAACTAGATGTCATTAAACAAAATGACCTTTTTCATATCCAGAAAGCTGTGGATAACATCAATAGGGTTCTATGGGCTGTAGGTCTATTAATATTAGGGCACATGGGCCTTGCGCTTAAAACGGCTCTTTGGAGTTAGCTTTGAGGGATACCCTTTACCATGGCTGTTTCTGGATCAAAAAACTTTGAGCCTGACGTTGCTGAATATGTAGAAGAAGCTTTCGAGCGTTGCGGTTTAGAATTACGTACTGGCTACGATGCTAGAACAGCCAGACGGTCGCTTAATTTCTTGTTTGCTGACTGGGCCAACAGAGGTCTTAACCGGTGGACTATAAAGCAATTAGCCCAAACCGTTGCGACAGATATTACGGAATATCCATTAGGCACTATAACCCTTTCAGTAGCCGACAGTGGTAGCTTCACAATAGCGGAAACAATTACAGGTGGTACCAGTAATGCCACTGCTTCTGTAATAACAAAACCTACTGCAACTTCCATGACAATAACAGTTCCTAGTGGAACTTTTGTTGCAGCGGAAACTATTACCGGAAGTTCTAGCTCAGCTACTACTACGGTATCAGAGGCCCCTTCTCTAGTTGATACACAGTCCTCCATAGACATTTTATCTGCGGTAGTTAGGCGCAGCAGTCAAGACATAGCAATACAAAGGTTAAGTAGGGATGATTATTTAAACATCCCCAATAAGACTACGACAGGAAGACCTATTCAATTTTATGTAGATAGGCAAATTACCCCTGTCATAAAAATATGGCCTGCGCCGGAAAACAGCACAGACGAGATAATTTATGATCGGTTAGTGCGTATAGATGATGCGGATACTTCGGTTAATACTGTGCAGGTTCCTTTTAGATTTTATCCCTGTTTAGTAGCAGGACTAGCTTATTATATTTCTTTAAAACGTGTTCCAGATAGGGTTCAACTTCTTAAAACTCTTTATGAAGAGGAGTTCATTAGGGCTGCTGATGAAGATAGGGATAGAGCCTCCCTTACTCTGGTTCCTTCAGAGGCTACGTTAAGGGCTCCTTGATAATGGCTAGATTTGCCTCAAACAAATATGCCATGGGAATTTCAGATCGTTCTGGAGCGGCCTATAAGTTACGTAACATGAAAAAAGAATGGACTGGAGCCTTAGTAGGTGATGATGAATGGGAAGCAAAATCTCCCCAATTAAATCCTATAAAAGTAGTTGCAGATCCTCAAGCATTAAAAGACCCAAGACCGGATAGGACGGAACCCGCAGTGGAGGTTTTATTACCTTTGGACGCTTTTCGTTCCGGGAATTCTGGAAGCGCCGTTATAACGGTAACTGAACCCGGTCATGGAAGAATAACCGGGGATACGGTTAGGTTTAGAGATGTTTTCCCGTTTGATGGCTTTTCTTCCACAGTTTTGGAAGGCTCTTCTGGGTATTCTATAACCAAAGTAGACTCCGAGAGCTATACCTTTACCGCGAGCAGTGGAACTGCCACCGTGGGTAATACTAGAGGTGGAGGGGGTTTTGCCTCTGCTGGCCCGGTAACCGTGAGCGCATAACATGGCCTTTACTTTTACAACATTAAAAACTGCAATACAAGATTACACAGACAACACGGAAACTACGTTTGTTGATCAATTGACCAGATTTATTTTAAATGCAGAAGAAAGAATTCTAAAACAATGCCAACTAGATGTGTTTCGCAAAAATGTTGCTGGCTCTTTAACTGCGTCAAATAAATTTTTAACGAAGCCTACTGATTTTTTGGCTCCATTTTCCTTAAGCGTTATAAACAGCTCGAACAACGAGTTTCTGCTATATAAGCATGTGACGTTTGTTCAAGATTACACCCCCAATCCAGCAACTGAAGGGGTCCCCTTATACTATGGGGATTGGGACGAAAATACTTTTCTAGTGGCGCCTACCCCAAGTAGTGCCCTTTCCGTGGAGCTACATTATTTTTACCGCCCAACTTCCATAACAACTGCATCAGATGGTACCAGTTGGTTAGGCGACAATGCTGAGCTAACCCTTCTTTACGGGGCTCTTGTTGAGGCTTATATCTTTATGAAAGGGGAACAAGATTTGTTGGCTGCGTATGAAGGACGATTTCAAGAATCTATGCAATGGCTAAAGAATTTAGGAGAGGCAGAACAAGTTACCGATCAGTACATGCGGGATAATATCAGAAAGCAAAGGGCCTAATGGTTAAAGAATATTGGGGATAGGTATGCCTGCATTAGAAAACCAGTTGCCTAAAATATCTTCTAAGGACCCTTCTTTAAAAGGTTCTTCAGTAGCGATTGTAGGTTTAGGGGGCTCTCAAGGGATATTTACTTCTTCAGTAGCCAATGGGAAAGATTATGATGAAGTGTGGGCTATCAACTCAATGATGGCTCCTATAAAGCATGATCGAGTTTTTATGATGGACCCTCCCTCTAGGTTTTTAGATACAGAAAATGCCGGGAACCAGACAGTAGCCCTTAGAAAATGTTTGGCCTCCCATCCGGGGCCAATTTACACATGTGTTCTGGATAAAAGAGTGCCTGGGTGTGTTTTGTATCCTTTGGAAGAAATAGTGAAGGCGACGGGTCTTTGTTATTTTAACAATACAGTTCCTTATGCGATTGCGTATGCCCTGTTTCAAGAAGTTGAAAAAATATTTCTTTACGGGATTGATTACTCCTATAAAACCGATGTTCATATGGCCGAGGCTGGCCGAGCGTGTACGGAATTTTGGCTGGCGTGTTGCGTTAATTATGGGATGAAAATTGAAGTAGCTTTTTCTTCATCTTTGTTGGACACAAATGTCCCAGAAAATGAAAGATTGTATGGGTACCACAGACTTGAAGATCCTATGGTAATGCAAACAGAAAACAACCAGCTTACGGTAACTAAACAGTCGGAAGCTTCTCCCCCCGAGCCCGTTGATTCACTTAAAGGGCTTTATGACAGGAACGATAAAATTGTTCCTTTTGAAGCAGTTTCCTAATGCTTACTATTGACGCTTCCGCAAAGACTGGGATAGTTGATGTTGTAACTAGCGATAATGGAGGCTTTCCATTAGAAAAAGTGGTGGATATGGCATTAAATAAGCTCATAAATATTTCCGAGGAGGCTCCGGCTCCTATTAGAGACCAAGCTTTTGCTTTTAAGTCAAATCTTAGAGAAGTTTTGGAATTTTATATTAAAATGGCAGTTGAGCAAGATAGGGCTACGTTGTGCTATAAGCTGAGAAAATCAGGACACTCAGATTTAGCTAATCATCTAAGGAGTTTGTGAAATGGCAATAACTAACGCAATGTGCAGCAGCTTTAAGAAAGAGCTTCTAGAGGCTGTGCATAACTTCAAACTGAGTGGAGGGGACACCTTCAATCTGGCCCTATATGCTATTGGCAGCGGGGGCAAAAGTAGTACGACAGCTACTCTTGGTGCCGCAACTACAGTTTTTGTTACTACAGGAGAAGTAGCCAGTAGTGGCACGTATGTTACAGGTGGAACGGCACTTACCCGTATAGACCCAAGTCTTGATGGAACCACTGGGATAACAGATTTTGCTGACCATAGTTACACCACGGCTACTATAACGGCTCGCGGGGCTCTTATTTATAACGACACCGATTCTAACAAGGCTGTTTGTGCGTTGGATTTTGGTGGCAATAAGACAAGTACGTCAGGTACGTTTACTGTGCAGTTTCCTGCCGCTGCCGCTTCCACTGCAATCATTAGAATCGCTTAACGGGCAGTAGCGTTTTGGCTAGTATCACTGGTTGGGGAAGAGGTACTTGGGGGTCCTCCTCGTGGGGTCAACAACTTCCTGTTGAAGTTACCGGCGTCAGTGCAACTGGGGCTGTTGGGACGGCCACAGTTGTTGTTAACGAATCAACAACCGTTACCGGTGTCAGTGCGACGGGGGCTGTTGGAACCGTAACCGTTGCTCTACTTACTGAAGTTACTGTAACAGGTGTTGCAGGCACTGGCTCAGTAGGTTCTGCCACCGTTCAGGAAGGAACCACGGTTACTGTAACTGGGGTTGCTGGAACGGGGGCGATTGGTTCTGTCACCGTTCAGGAAGGGACCACGGTTACTGTAACGGGTGTTGCAGGTACTGGTGCTGCTGGTTCTGTCACCGTTACCAGTGGGGCTGTGGTTGATGTAACTGGAGTTTCTGCTACGGGTGCAATAAGTACGGTTAATATATGGGACATAATTGATGCTTCGCAAACGTCCGGATTTAGCGAGATCGATGCGGCACAAACACCGGATTGGACACAAATAGCTGCATAGGAACGGATTATGGCTTCATCGTATACGACAAATTTTGGCATCGAGGAGATGGCAACTGGTGATCAAAGCGGAGATTGGGGAACCACTACCAACTTCAATTTTGACATCCTAGATCGCATTACGGCTTACAAGGCGGTTGCCCTGTCCGATGCTTCGACAGCAACTCTCACCGTTCGAGAGGCGTCCCCTGGATCGGGCACTGAAAATCTTCAGGACGGGATGTTTCGAGTCATTAAGTTTACTGGGTCGTTAAGTCAGAACTGCACAATTACGATAGCACCTAATACCACGACTGCCTTTTTTGTTTTCATCGATGGAACTTCTGGCGGCTTCTCTTTAATTTTTAGCCAAGGCAGCGGAGCTAATTACACGTTAGCCAGTGGCACTCGTGCCCTGGTTTATTGTGATGGAGCAGGAAGCGGCGCGGTAGTTGCCCCAGCCCTTGTGGAACCGTTGACCACA